CTAAATTTATGCTATATCTACCCACTTTTGTAATTAAAGTGTAAATATATTACAGCCTTGTATCACAAATCACAGGAGAATAAACATGACTGACCGCGCTCAATTTGAAGCAATGCTTGAAGCTTTAATCAATGAAGATCAAGACACAGCAAAAGAAATATTCCACAACATCGTAGTTGCAAAATCACGTGAAATCTATGAAGAATTACTATCAGAAGATTTTGAAGCAACTGACTCAGGTAACCCATATGCTCAAGAAGCGTTTGGCGAAGAAGAGCCAGCTGATGATGAAGAGCCAGCAGACGACGCAGAAATGGACGACGAAGAACCAGCTGACGACGAAGCAGACGACATGGATTTTGATGACGAAGAGTCCGATGACAGCATGGACGATGCAGAACAATCAGATCGTATTTTGGATCTAGAAGATGCACTAGAAGAATTAAAAGCAGAATTTGAACAACTAATGGCCGGTGAAGACGACATGGGCGGTGACGACATGGGCGATCTAGATTCCATGGACTCAATGCCAGAAGACGGCGAAGAAATGCCAATGGAACCAATGGAAGGCGACGACGAACTGATGTTAGAGTACAAGAACAAAGTTCCATCACCAAAGCATGGCGACAATGGACAAAACACCAAGAGCCCAGTTGCAAAGCCAAATAGAATGGGTGGCGCAAACTTGATGGCTGGTAGTAGAGAAGAATCAGGTAACGGCGGTACAAAGGGCGGATTGTTAAACCCAAGTACCAAAGAAGAAAACTTTGGCAACGTAAACGTACCAGGCGGCAACGCAGGTAAGACAGCGTTCAAGAAGAAAGAACCTGGCCATGGTGCAGAAAGAAAGAGCACTGGCGACAACGGTGATAAGAGCTCAAGTAGCCCTATCAACGGTTTAAAAAGCCGCGCAAAATAAGTAGACAACATTGAAAAATATGTTATATCTCCGAGAGAATCTCAGTTTCAACGAAGCAAAAATGATCGTTGAGTCTGATGACAAAGATGGGAAAAACTTATACATGTCCGGGATTTGTATCCAGGGCGGTATTCGCAACGCTAACCAGCGTGTTTACCCTGTGAATGAGATTGGCAAGGCTGTCAAAACCCTAAACGATCAGATTCAGAACGGTTATTCAGTACTCGGAGAAGTGGATCATCCAGATGATCTAAAAATTAACCTGGACCGTGTGTCCCACATGATAACAAATATGTGGATGGACGGCCCTAATGGTTATGGTAAACTGAAAATTTTACCAACCCCAATGGGACAATTGATTCGTACTATGTTAGAATCAGGTGTTAAATTGGGTGTCAGTTCACGCGGATCCGGAAACGTCAAAGAAGACGGTTCCGGTGAAGTATCAGATTTTGAGATTATCACAGTAGATATGGTAGCTCAACCTAGTGCTCCAGGAGCATATCCTACACCAATTTATGAACACTTGATGAATAGTCGAGGAGGATTAAATGCCTTACGCATAGCGCAAGAGGTTAAGGGAGATCCTAAAGCACAGAAATATCTCAAAGAGAGTTTATTATCAATAATAAACAAACTCCAATAATAAGGAGAATCACATGTTGGATGCGCTAAAAAGTTTATTTGAAAACAACGTGATTTCTGAGGAGATCAGAGAATCAATTGAAGTGGCTTTCGAGAGTCGTATTAACGAAGCTCGTACCGAAGTCGCTCAACAATTACGCGAAGAATTTGCACAAAAATACGAACACGATAAATCAGCAATGGTTGACGCAGTAGATCGCATGATCTCTGAACAGCTGGCTGTTGAACTTATTGAGTTTGCCGATGACCGTAAGCAATTAGCTGAGATGAAAGTCAAGTATGCTAAAAAGATGAAAGCTGACGGCCAAGTAATGAAGGAATTTGTTACACGTCAACTATCCAGTGAAGTTCGTGAACTACACGAAGATCAGGTTGCAATGGCAAGCAAGTTTGGTGCATTAGAAAATTTCGTAGTTGAAGCTCTTGCTCAAGAAATTACAGAGTTTTACAAAGATAAAAGAGATCTAGCGGAAACTAAAGTACGTTTAGTTCGCGAAGGTCGTCAAGAAATCAAGAAAGTAAAAGAAGCATTTGTTCAACGTGCAGCCGCAATGGTCGAAGGTGTTGTGACTACAGGACTACGTTCTGAAATTACTTCATTGAAAGAAGACATTGAAGCCGCTCGTCGTCAAGACTTCGGTCGTAAGTTGTTTGAAGCTTTTGCTTCTGAATACCAAGCGAGTTACCTAAATGACAAATCGGAAACTGCAAAATTACTCAAAGTCATAGACATGAAAGATTTGGCCATGCAAGAAGCCGCTCAGGCAGTGTTGCAAGCTGAAAAAATAATAGAAAGTAAACAAGCAGAAGTACGTGCTTTGAAAGAAGCTCGAGAAAGAAAACACATCATGGACGAATTACTAGCTCCTCTAAATTATGAGCAACGTTCGATCATGGGAGAATTGATGGAGACTGTGAAAACAGAACGTCTAAACGAAAGTTTTGAAAAGTATTTGCCATCAGTATTGAATGGCAAGGCTCCGCAGAAGAAACAGGCACTAGTAGAGGCTAAAGAAGTAACCGGAAATAAAGTAATTTCCAACACCAACCGTAGCAGTGAGATCGAAAACAATAATATTATTGATATTCGCAGACTTGCTGGACTTAAAATTTAAGGAGAATTTAAATGTCAGAACTACTAAACGGACGTTGGGCAGAAACTAAAGAAGCCCTATTAGAAGGCTTACAAGGCACAAAAAAATCAGTAATGGGTGTAACACTTGAAAATACTCGTAAGTATTTGCTAGAAAGCCCATCAGCTGGTGCCACTTCTGCCGGCAACGTTGCAACATTAAACCGCGTAATTTTACCGGTGATTCGTCGTGTTATGCCAACCGTTATTGCTAACGAGTTAGTTGGCGTACAACCAATGACTGGCCCAGTTGGCCAAATTCACACTCTACGTGTACGCTATGCAGACAATGCAACAGCTGACTCTGTGGTAGCTGGTGAAGAGGCATTGAGCCCATTCAAGATTGCGGCTGCTTATTCAGGTAATGACAGTTCCACTGCCAGAGCCGCTAGCACAGCTACTCTTGAAGGTCAAGCAGGTAAGCGTATGTCTATTCAAATCTTGAAACAGACAGTTGAAGCTAAGACACGTAAATTGTCAGCTCGCTGGACGTTTGAAGCCGCTCAAGACGCACAAGCCCAACAAGGCATTGACGTTGAAGCAGAAATCATGGCCGCTCTTGCACAAGAAATTACAGCTGAAATTGACCAAGAGATCATTGCATCTCTAATCTCTTTAGCTGGTTCAGCTTCACAAACTTACGACCAAGCCGCTGTATCTGGTACAGCTACATTCGTTGGTGATGAGCATGCCGCATTGGCAGTTCAAATCAACCGTGTTGCTAACTTGATTGCTCAGCGTACACGTCGTGGCGCTGGTAACTATGCAGTTGTTAGCCCATTTGCATTGACAATTCTACAGTCTGCTACTACAAGCGCATTTGCTCGTACAACAGAAGGTACTTTTGAAGCTCCTACAAACACCAAGTTTGTTGGTACATTGAACAATGCAATGAAAGTATATGTAAACAGCTATGCACAAGATGCAACAGACGTTCTAATCGGCTACAAAGGCGGTTCAGAGTCTGATGCTCCTGCATTCTATTGCCCATACATTCCATTGATGAGCAGTGGTGTTGTTTTA